AGAAGCGAGCCAAGAAATTAACTCAGTACATCAATGGTCAGTTTGAGGCTTTGGATATTTACACCAAAGGTCAGACGGCATTTCAACATGCTGGCGTTTTCGGCACCGGTTTTCTTTATGTCTTTAAGGACAATGGGAAAATCAATGTTGAGCATGTTTTCAATGATGAATTGAGGGTTGATGATGCTGAGGCGATTCATGGGGAGCCGCGTCAGATCCATCGCGTCAAACTGGTCTCTCGTGATGTGTTGTGCGAGCTATTTCCAGATAATGAGGCTGAGATATTAATTGCCGGCGCTGGTGAAGAGGATTCAGGGTTCAGGGATGCAGCCGATTACATCAAAGTAATTGAATCTTGGCATTTACCCTCAAGTCCAGAGTCTAAGGACGGCAAGCATACGATCGTCATAGATAATGCCACGCTGCTTTCAGAGCAGTACAAGAAGGATTATTTCCCATTTGTTCGTTTTATTAGAAGCGAAAAATTAATGGGGTATTGGGGGACTGGATTGGCTGAAGAGTTGATTGGTATTCAGTACGATATCAACGTTACTCTTCAAAATATTCAAACCGCGCAAAGAATTCAGGCGGTTCCTAGAGTGTTTGTTGAAAATTCGAGCATGGTAAATACCGCTCATATCAACAATCAAATAGGTTCAATCGTCAAATACACCGGTACACCTCCAGTATTTTCAACTCCTCCGGCAATGAGTAGCGATATTTATGCTCATTTGGAGAACCTTTATAAGAAAGCGTTCGAAATCACCGGTATCAGCATGCTTTCGGCAATGAGTAAAAAGCCAAGCGGTTTAGATTCAGCCGTTGCATTGAGAGAGTATCAGGACATTGAAACGGAACGCTTCCTTTTGTGTGGTCAACGCTGGAATAAGTTTTATTTAGATATTGCGAAAATGGTAATTGATCTAAGTCGCGATCTTTATGAAGAGGGTAAGAGTCCAAAGGTTAAAGCTCGTGATTCGTTCGATTTAAAAGGAAAGAAATTCATTGGGACAATTGATTGGAAGGATGTTGATTTAGCCGAAGATCAATATGTAATGCAATTGTTCGATGTTTCCGGGTTGCCATCTAGCCCAGCCGGCAGATTGCAAGCCATTCAGGAATTTGCACAGGCTGGATATTTAACCAAAGAACAAGTTTTAGATTTATTGGATTTCCCGGATTTAAAGAAATATACCGATCTTGAAACGGCAAATCTTGAATTAATTGAAATGCAGATAAGTTCAATTGTTGATGATGGGGAATATCAACCGCCGGACGAATATCAGGATCTACAGCTCAGTCACACAATGGCGCAAAAGTCCTTACTGCTCGCCAAGCAACAGAAGGGCATGCCTGAAGAGCACTTGGACTTGCTTCGTACCTACATCCAAGCGTGTCAGGACTTGCTGAATCCTCCGCCGGTCGAGGGTGCCGAAGCAATGGGAGCTCCACCGCAGTTGATGCCAGGAGCCGGAGTTGCTCCACCAATGCCGCCTATGGGTCAACCAGGGGCAGGAATGCCTATGGGCGTACCTGCCGCTCCACCCACTAGCCAGTTACTACCAGTTCACGCCGGTTAATCCGGATCTCGCGCATAGAGATTTTAATGTGCCAATAAGAAAAAAAGGAAAACAAAATGGTCGAATCAAATATGTCATCACCCACACCAAATATGGTTGTGGAAGAATATGTAACCCCTAATTTAACCTATGTAGATGATTCTGCAGAAGGTGCGGACGACTCAACAGCTGAGGTTGAAACGGCTGAAGCTAAAACAGATGAAAATGCGGAAGTTGAAGCGCCCAAACAAGATGGGAAAACCGCTGGTGCTTTCGCTGTCTTAGCCCGCCGAGAAAAAGAAGTAACAGCAAAAGCTAAAGAGATTGCTGCAAAAGAAGCTGATTTAAATGCAAAACTTGAAGAGTTGAAAGAGGGTTCAGATCCTCGCAAGTCATTAGCGTTTTTAAAGAAACACTACAATGTGACCTTTGAAGATTTAGCGCGTGCTGCAATGGAAGATGAGAATTTAGATAAAGACATAAGCACTAAAAGGCTTGAAGCGAAAATCGAGGCAATGGAAAAAGCGGCTAAGGAACAAGCTGAAAAATCAATCACTGATGCTCAAGCGGCTCAGGTTGATAGTTTCATCAAAAATATTAACGATACGATTTCTGCTAATAGTGACACATATGAATTGATAGCGTTGCAAAATAAGCAGTCATGGGTTTTTGATTTAATTCGACAACATGCCATTGATACCAATGGAAAAGAGTTGATGAAAATTGAAGATGCCGCCGAAAAGGTCGAAGCCTTTTTAGTGGATGAGGCGAAAAAAGTAGCGAAATCAAAGAAGTTGTCTGGAGCTTCTAAAAATAATACGGACCTTGAAGCGATTAATGAACCCGATGTTAAAGCGAAAATTAAAACATCAACGACACTCACTAATAACAAAACGGTTTCGGCTCAACCGAAAACCAAAACCCCAACAGAGGCAGAAGCTAGAGCAGAAGCACTTAAAATAGTATCAA